TAATTGATTGGTAGTGAACGTTTATTGCCTCAGCTGCCGCCGCACCTGCTTCAATACCAATGTATGGAATGAAATCCGTATCATTAGTTAAAGCCGCTGTTTTAGCTGCTGCAACACCTGGTTGTACTGCTGTTACTGCAGTTCCACCTGTGCTACCTGCTGTGCTAGTAACATTGTACTGCACACCGTTTATGAAACATGTAGCTTTTCTATCACTATCAATAGCAATTTTCAAGTGATAAGGTGTATCAGCTGCAACAGTAACTGGGATTTGACTGATGTAGTCAGTACCACCAATACTGTGTACTAAGTGCCAATAAGTAAAATCACTAAAAGCTTCACTGTTAGTAGCGTCTGTTTGAAACTTAAAAAAGATTTGGTTGTTATCGGTTGCAACTAATTGATCATTAGTTAACTTTAAACCAGCCCAAACTTTTTGGTTATCAATTGCAGGTAAGGAAATTGAACATTCCCATTCTACTGAGTTTTCAGTTCCCCATTTAGTACCACTCCAAGCTGTTTGGTTAGTATCTAAGTGAGGTAAAAGAATTGCTTGATCTTGATCAGCACCAGCAGTAGTCATTAAAATACCACCGTGTGTAGCTGAGAAAGTAGTCAAAGCAGTTGTCATGTTAGTACCTAATGTTTCAAAATCTCTGTTAGCAATAACGTATGCCGCTAGAGCTGATGCACTATCTGCATCTGGATCAATAATTGAAACAGCATTAAGTCCTGGTTTCTTTTTAAACCATTCTTCTAAGTAATAGCGTCTTGCATCTTTTGCAGGATCACCCATAGTTCTATCGTGCTCAACACCTGTTGAAGCAGTAGTACTATATAACTTATAGTTGTTTTTGGATCTTACCGGACCCACAAAACTTGTATTAGCCATAATTTTCTCCTCGGTCATATAGACCTATTGTCATACAGTCTCTATATCGTCTGCCTAGCCAGTCTGTATAACTAGTTAACACTAGGTTAAGTGGGGGAATAATTCCCCCACTTAAATTGATTAAGCTCCTGGAGAGCCAAATATTCCGCGCCAGTCAGACCAGCCGAAGCTGTATCTTTCTCTTGCTTTATATCTAACATTTCCAGTATCGAAGTCGCCTTCCATAGCAGTTCTAATAGGAGACCTAGTGAACATTTTTAGTCCATTAGGTGCATCTGTTTTAATGAAAAATGCATCAGTATCAGTTAAGAAATTGTTAACCACATATCCTTGTGGCACCATTCCCATAGATTTGATTGCATTGATGTCATTATCAGCAGTTCCTACTCTACCTGCAGATTTCATCAACCTTTCAGCTGTAAATTGAAGATTTACAGGAATGATCATTTTCATTCCACGAAGAGCAATTTTCATTCCTCTTTCGTCCTTCATACCAGCGATGTCGATCATTGCTTGCTCGAGCGAAGTTTCGTTCAAGTCAGCAGCAGTTGACAATTCGTTCTTTTGGTCACCAGCCATAGTAGTGTGATCAGTAGCACAAAGCTCCTTATCATCACCACCAAGATAAGAACTGTTAAACGCTCTGTTAAGAACGTTAGCAGCTTTTATTTGCTTAGTGTTAGCCATTGAACGTGCCAATGCTTTTGTGTATCGAGTGCTGATTTTGTCGTAAAGGTTATCCTCTACAGCTTCTTCAGTTAATGAGAAAGCTAAAGCAATAGTTTCGTGAGTATAACGAGAAGTGAAAGTTTCTTGTGCTGATTCATATACAACACCAGATCCTTCCGGTTTTACTTCTGCATTACCAAACCCACCTAACATTACTTCTTCCTCGAAAGCACGATCAGAACTTTCTGAATCGAAAATTTCTGTGTGCTGGTTTTCGTATCGGTCGTACTCTAATCCGAACAGAGCGTTCAAGCCAGGTTCGAGTTCTTTGACCAATTGCATTCTTGAAATTGCCATTTTACTTTTCTCCTAACTATTATGTACCGGTGATACCTGTGCCTAATTTAACGTGTTCGTTCCACATAACGTACCAGTTAGCATTTGCACTTGAAGCATCATCGTTCTCAGGGTCTTTTGTAATCCCAATTATTTTGACCTGTAAGCCAGCTGTAGTAGCTTCAGAACCACTGTCAATTTCTGTCACAGACAGACCATTTACAGTGCTAGAAGTACCAAGCACAGAATCAGTATTTTTACCAATATCTGTTTTAGCTATAGTGCCATCACATTGAGCTTCGAAAAGAGTGAACGGATTGTCATAGATATACGCGTCGATATTAGTTGACCCAGAAATGGAACCAGTTGCGGTTACATTTGTCTGAGCGTAGTAATTTGACCATGTAGGTTTCTTACTAGTTGGATCAATATAGAAGCAACCGTTAAAAACACCAACATTAGTTGCACCAGAAGCTGTTCCAGCTATGATGTAACCTCCAGACGCCATTACGTGATCACCTTTAAAAATAGATGTGCTGTAATTGTCTTCGATGGTGTACAGGGTAGTCCCTGCATTATTAACGCCACTGCCAACTGCTCCAATAGGTCTGTACCCAAAGGCCGCGTCAACGTTAGCCATGATTTTATCCTCATGTTAATAAGTTATATACACTCACCGCGAGTGTATAAATTTTTTGTAACTTATGGGGAGAAAAACTAGTTCTTCTTACCGCCACCAAATGTTACGCGAGTGCTTCTCTCATTTGAGATAGGCATGCTAGGATGTTGGTCTTTCATAGGATCGTTTGCAATTGCATCATCTTTATCCTGCGTTACTTGCGCAAAATATTTTGATCGCTCTTCAACAATCTCATTAGGAATTCTTGCTAGCATTAAACCTCCAACAGCTATGACACCTTCATATCTACCTGAGTCTATTGCGGGCCATTGAACATTAGGATATTCGTCAGCTCTGACAAAATCCCAACCTTCGCGTAGTCTAGCGGATACATTTTTTTGATCCATTTGTCCTACTGTCTCAGCCCTTATCCAACGGTGTTTAAAACCGTTAGGTGCAGGTGGTGCATCTAACTGTGATGGTGGAGCCCATGGTTTCCTTCTCTCGGTTTTAGATCGGGTTTCAGACTCGCGTGATGGTAGTTTATTTGTTTTTATATTTTTATTCATATGCCTACTCCTTCACGTACTTCGCATATTCGCTTAGTGGCACACCTAGTTTTTTTGCTATGGCTACCTGCGATGGTGTGAGTCTCACAGAACCTTTGCGCCTTGCTACCGTGCCACCTCTATTAGCAGAGGCAACCGATTGAGTTGGCGAAACTTGTTTATCAAACTTATGAGGGAAAGTGTCCCGCATCCTTTTGTCTACTTCATTATAGTACGAATCGGAGCTCGGGTCAAATCCTTCTTCCATTAGTTTACGATGAATTGAGAAAGATGTCAAGGTCATTGGTTCATCTGAACCAAACCACTCGTTCTTTTCAGCCCAACTTTGAGCTTTTGGATCTGGTGGTGGGGGAGGTGCTGGTTGTCTTGGCACCTGTTGTTGAGGCATTTGAGGTTGATTTGGGTCAACTCCTCTTGCTTTCATTTCCTCAGCTAATCTCTCTCTTTGTGCTTTATGTGATGCTGCACGTTCTTGTTCTATAGCCAAACGGCTAAGTTTAGCCTGTATTTCTACTTGCTTATCAACATCTCCTAAATCCATAGCTTGTTTCAGCTCGTTTTTAGCTTCAGTCATTTGTGCATCCACACGATCACCAAATTCAGCTACATAGCCAGAATCAAGTGCATTCGCACGTTGTCTTATTTGTTGAGATTCTGATTGAACTCCTTGCGCAAATTGTATGGCAGCTTGTTCTCTTCTTTCAGATTCTCTTAATCTTTTTGTTAATTTATCTATCCTCGATTGAACCTTTTGACCATAGTCATCCATTTCGTCTGAAGAAGCAGTTTCTGTCTTTACTTCAGTTTCAACGGTTGGTGTATCTTCTTCAGGATTGATAGTTTTTTTAGTGTCTGAGATTTCTACTTCTACATCCGAACCAGAATTTGGTAAATCAACCATTTTTTCTTCTACTTCAGCTTGTGTTTGTATTTTAGTTTCTGCAGGCATGTTTTACTCCTGTTTATTTATATTGCAAGATATCCTCTGGGTCTTTTACCACAGCAATTATCTCGTCATCATTAAGTATTCTCACTTCACCACCTTCTATTCCAAAACGAGATCCGGCGTAACGACCAAATATAATCCAATCGTTTTTCTTACACCAGGGTCCATCTGGAAATCTTTTTTCATCTTTATATGCATCTGGTCCAATTTTTAATACTAAACCTGTAACCGTTGTATAGGTACGCTCTTGCATTGTTTCGTCTGTTAATATTACACCACCCTTTGTTTTACCCTGTCCTTTGTATGGTAGAACAAGTATTCTCCATCCAGTAGGATCTGGTAAACGTTCTAATACTTTATCAGTATTT